GACTCCTTGTTGTAAGCCAAGTAAGCGCGTCATGGGAAGCGGTAGTTCGCGCAGTACGACCGCCATACGAGGAGGATGTAGCATCGTCTTGGCGAGTTGCACATCCACAACTGCCTTAGTCTTCGTCCAGCGTATAAGGCAACTCTGCCATGACGTAGCACATCTGCCGTACCATCCGTTGGATGCAAGGCGATGTTGGTGTTCCGCATAGCACTCTGAACACTGATGCCCTACGGTAAGGTTATGTTCGCCTCATAAAATCATGTAAGCATACTAAAAGGACGTCCATTCCGAATGAGATAAGTTGGCTAATGCAAGGTGGAGTTACATTTTTCTAAGACATGTTAGCTGTCTCCTACTAGAACATCAGGCCGAACAGTTCGATCTCACTGTGCTAAACCGACCACAGTACTTGCCGATAATATACCAGCCTCCGTCTGGTAGTGTCCCAGCCAGATAGTGCATCGCATGGCGATGCGCTTTTTGATTGGCTGGGCTTGCGCCCAGATGGGGCTGGGGCTTTGTTAATTGAGGTCAGATGGGCTTCGCTCCACTGACCATGTGCCACGTTCGTGAGGCAAGTATATTATCTGCAAGTTCGGTGGTTCGGAAGCACACTGGACGAACGGTTCGTCCAGATAACCTAGAAGGAGACAGACATGTCTAAGAAAAACGTAAATCCAGCATTAGCACAACTTATCTCATTCAAAATGGACGTTGTATGCATACATGAAGGCGATCATAACGCTTACCTTCGTGCATCAGTATCCAGAGATGCTTGCTTCACATCCAACAACGGCATCCAATGGAAGCTACAGCAGATGAGCGACCTCAAGGCAGAGATAGCCACGCTGGTCGAAGGCGAAGGCCAAGAAGTTGTGGATGTGAATCTCGCCAAGAAGATTGACATCTTCCATCGCATGGAGGACGAACTGGTTGAACTACAGCTACGCCATGACGCTGACTTGGCTGTATACAACAAGGTGACAGGGGAAGACTGGAAGTCAACACCCAAGTCAGTCCGCGCCAAGAACGCACAGGCAGTACTGACTGCCGCCAAAGCGATTGTAGGCTAACTCAAGCAAGGGCGATTCAGAAATGGGTCGCCCTTTTCTTTTGCCTATAGTTGTGCGTCAACGTATGGGGAGATGAGATATGTTTATCACGCTGACACAGGAGACAGTCCTGATACATACGTCACGCGGAAACAGGAGTCAGTTCTGCATACATCTTTTCCATAACAACAGGGTGCTAGGGGCTTTGGTCTTTGCCGACAATATCACTTTCATATTGCGTCAGAGTTCAGGTCACTAGCACCAGAAAGGAAACTAAATGTTTTATATTAAGATTGATGGTCACATTCTTGCTGAGTGTTTTACTTGGAGACAAGCTCTCAATCAACAGACCAAAATAAAGTTAGGTCTTTATGAGATGTATCGCTCACAAAAGAAACGGATACCACATGAACGCATCAATCAAATCCGTATTCACAATACTGGTATCAACCCAACATAATAAATAAAGGAGGTGTTATGTCTGAAACAATATGTAAGTGCATTAGTTGCGGCAATATTTATTTGGATGAGGACAACGACAATCCTCAATTAGTTATATGTGAAGATGAACGTGGATTATTCTGGGGTTGTCCAACTTGTGAAACAGACAACCACCTAATGGATATGAACCACTGTATCTAACAAACCACAATATGTTGTTGCTTATACTGCGTTGATGCAGTAACCTAATTAAATAGGGGTAAAGTGTTACGGTAGCACATCAGGTTCCAACCCTGAGAGAGTGGGTTCAATTCCTACTACCCCTGCCAAATCAAAAGGAGAACTAAATGTTATCGCTTCGTACAATCTCAATCATCGGTGAGATATTCTTGCTTTCAATAAGCATCGTTGGCTTAACAGTCGCCATCCCAGAAATGATTTATTATGCACCGCCTTTGTTGGTAATCATATTTGTTGTCGGTGTTATCGGAACATGCATGGGCATCACGTTAATTATATGGAGGATGCAATGAAAGTCAGAATCTATAAGCGTCTTATATCAGGTAGAGTTTGTTTCTATCTGTTCCCTCGTTACCTCTTTACTAATTGTGGGTACACAGTGAAGTGGCTTGGTTTAATTATTACCCACAGATACTCACTCGAAAGGAGAACTAAATGAATATGTTACGTCCATTTACAGAGAGCATTGACTCATCTGCTTATGATTTCCCAGTGGAGACAATGGGTTTGTTAGCCGCTAAAGATGGCGACCCTAATCTTCATACTGTGCCAAGCAAAATGGCACGATGCATCATCCGCACTGATACCAATGAGGTGCTTGGTGTTCATGGCTCTAAGTACAAACCCATCACTCATTCAGATGTGGTCAACTCAATAGCCGATGCCGTTCACACATCATCCGTAACTAAAGATTACGAAATCAAAATAAATGTGTTCGACAACGGTGCTAAGTTGCGTGGCTTTGTAAACTTCCCTGACCTGACGATCGAACCAGCAGTAGGAGACATCGTTCATTTTCGTGTACCATTCTACAATTCATACGATGGTTCATGGTCGTTCCAACAATCAGCCGAAGGCATGAGGCTATGGTGTTTGAATGGTTGCACCGACCCACTCACTGTCGCTCGAACAGTTGCCAAGCACACAACCAACGTCAACGTGTCAGCTTCAGCATCCAAGATTCATGCTGGGCTTCAAGGTTTCTTCCGCAACAAGGAGGTATGGAAAAGCTGGATGACCACACACGTTGATGATGACATGGCTGAACAATTCTTCAAACATAAAGTCGTGCGTGTAAAGAACAACACAAGTGAGTTCAAATATAACTTCAAGCAATTAGATAATCTAATGGGTTGTTGGTTAGAAAACAAAGCACACTTAGGTTCTAACAAGTGGGCATTATATAATGCACTAACTTATTGGGCGACCCACACTGAGGGTCAATCATCTACCCCACACGTTGCCACTCGACTGCGTGAGTCCATTGTAGCCAAGGCTATCAGTGACACAGTCGGATGGGAACGAGCCTAAACATTATCAACCGACAAGTGATTGCCGCCCCCGCGTGGGGTAAGGGCGGCAATCATTGTCGCCATGCTAAAGGAGAAACTAAGCATGTCTTTAATCAATCAACTTCAACAGGTGCGTGACCAGCTTGCTGTCATTCACCAGCGTACCAAAGATGAATCGTCACAGTTTCAGTGGCCTGTTCATACTGCGCTGACATCAATACAAAATTGTGTTGATACATACGCAGAGGTATTAGAGCGTGACACTAATGATGACTCGCCCTATATCCCTGCGCTTCGTGAAATACTTCCAGCCGATATGGATGGACTAACAATCAGAAAGGATAAGTAATGACTAAGCCTTTACTTGCTAAAGGTCAGCTTGAATTTATTGCAGATAAGGTTGCCCCTCTAATGGGGTGGCCTACTGTAATTCATCAACTTGCTGATGAACTTGCAACAGCTAACCCTAAGTTTGATCGTGAAAAATTTATGACTCGCGCTGTCGATGCTTGGGAGAAGCACAACCCACCGCCAGAGATTGATGATGAAATACCCTATTAAAGATAAAACAATGACAGTCCAGCACTCAGACTTCTATGAGTGTGTGGACTGTAATCAACAGCATGAGAACTACAATGATTTGTACCACCCGAACAATGATACTGGTGGGTTCTGTGCTAATTGTCTTTCAGATAATATCAAAACACTTGAGGCATACACAGTTGTTCATACTCTGTATGCCACATCACCAGAAGATGCACTCGAAACATCCCTCGAACTAGATGGTTGCTGTCAAGAAACCACAGTGTATGAGGGAATCATATCAGAAAAGGAGAACTAAAATGAACGACCTCTTTGAAACTCAAGCCTATCAATTGGCTCGTAACACCGACCCCTCGACTAGCCATGAGGCGGCAGAAAAATTAGATGCTACCAGATTGGAAGCTCTTGTTCTTAGCTACATTAAAATCTTCAGCATCGAAGGTGCTATATCAGAACAGATCGAAGACCTGATGTGGGTCAATGAGCAAGTCAAAGCCTCATCTGTTACACCTAGATACAGAAAATTATTAGATAAAGGATTGATTAAGATTGATGGCAAGCGCAAAGCTAGGTCAGGTCGTAGTCAACAGGTGATGTATGCATTGCCCCAAGTGTAAGTCTGATACGAAGGTAAAAGACTCACGCTCATCTGCCAACAATACCATAAGGCGGAGGCGTGCTTGCCTGTCCTGTGACCACAAGTTCACAACCTTGGAAGCAATCCCAAGAGTGAGGGCAGTTGCGGAGGTAACTATAAAACCGAAGCGACTGCCTCACATCAAGGAGAAAAAGAAAATCCGTACAGTCACAAAGCAAATAGACTACACTGATGAAATGACTGATGAAGAATTAGAGGCTTGGATATTTTCTGAGGATTGACGATTAACTGCAAGTATGCAATCGTAGCCACATGAAAAGTTATTATGAAATCTTAGAACAAAAAGCTACGAACTCAAACGTGTTGCTGAAGGATGCCTTTGTATTAGCTGGTGTTCCTTCATCAACTTACTATCGTGTTAAGTATGGTCAGGATATGCGGCACTCAACAGCATTAAAGATATATGAAAAACTTCGAGCATTACAAACAACCAACACAAGTGACAGATAGTTACAGTGATGTTGTCAATGAAATGGTTAGCCATCGTACTAGACAGAAGATGTCTCAGGAAGAACTAGCCCACAGAATAGGAGTCAACAAATCTTTAATCCACAAATGGGAGCAACACAAACGTGTACCTAGTGGCTTTATGTTTACTTGTTGGTTAGATGCGCTTGGTCTTACGCTCAAAATCTATAAGAAAAAGATTAAAAAATAGCGACCCGAACAAGGGCGTACCATATAAATGCGATGCTTGCTCAACGCTCACTCATTACTTTGTGTGTGTGCTTGCATCAATAGAACCAGTAGCACATCACACAATTTGTGATAGCTGTATGGAAAAAGGAGCAGACTATTGGCAAGCAAGAATCGCAGAAAAGGCGACTATCACGAAAGAAGAATTGTATACTGGTTACAAGAGCAAGGCTTCCAAGCGAAAAGGCAACCGATGTCTGGACAATTGGGAGGAGAATATTCTGGCGACATCATCTGGAAACTCAACGGACACGGATTGGTAACTGAAGTTAAGTACCGTGACGCCGCATCTTTTCCTAATGCTTTCAAGGTGTTAGAAGGAAGGGATGCTGCAATTTATAAACGTAAGACAGGCACACCAAGAACCTGTGTTATATTTGACGGTGATGTATTTGAGAAGTACATCGCCCCACTTTTAAAGGAGAACTTAAATGTCATTCTTACTAATGGCGAAGGTAATCAAGGAGAGGATTCCTGATTGCTATGCCAAGTGGTTGATGGTTGTTCTGGCTGATTATGCTAATGAAGAAACGCATAAGTGTTGGCCTTCATTAACTACAATCGAAGAACGAACATCAATGAATCGTTCAACAATAACTCGCAAACTAAATTGGTTAGAAGAAGAAGGCTATGTTACTCGGCAACGAGGCAACAACAAGCGTTCCACTGTGTATACATTATACCCACAGTTAGTTGCAGACAGCACCCAGCTAGGTGCAGACAGCACCCCTAACCTATTACTAACCAGTAAAACAAAGATAGAGGACTGGCATCCAAGTGATGAATTGATTGTCTCTATTAACTCGAAGGGAGAAATCGACCATGACCTTGAAGCAGATCAGTTCCGTAATCACCACCTCGCCAAAGGCACAAAGCTCAAAGACATCAACAGAGGCTACCGCTACTGGTGTAACAACGTCATTAAGTGGAGAGCAGAAAGAGAAGGCAGTGGCAAGGCTACTGGAAATTGGAAAGCCAAACGTGGTGGACACAAATCTTCTTTGTTCGGTGGAATCCATTCTCGGCTGTCAGGTAATTCCTAAAGAGACAGTGCGCTATCCTAAAGATGGTGACGTTGACATCAGGCTCAATGGCTACACCATATCATGTGATAACATCCTGTCAGTTGAACGAGCGATGGGGGCGGTTGCGGCATCGCTCGTTCCCCTGCCAGTAGATGACATCATCAGCCAACTAAAAATGTTAGCGGCTCTTGTTGTCAAACCATCTGGCGAGAACGCAGATGATTACAGTGTACGCATACAAGCAATAGCTATGCAGTTATCTGAATACCCTGCCGATATTGTTGTTCGTGCAATCAAAGAAACGTCAGAGACTACAACCTTCTGGCCTTCTTATGCAGAGATATACGCCAAAATCAAATGGCGTATGAAGAAGCGTGAGCTTCTAATGGTAGCCCTCGAAAGAAAAAGGGTTGAACTTACTGCGTAATTGCAGTAGTATAATTAAACAAAGGAGAACTAATATGGAACGCAAAGGTTTCTTAGGTGGCAGTGATGCCAACCGTATCATGGCTGGTGATTGGCACAAGCTATGGCTTGAAAAGACAGGTCGTGTAGAGCCAGATGATTTGTCTGGCAACATAGCAGTACGGCTTGGCAGTCATACTGAAAGCTTCAACCTCGATTGGTTTATTGAACAGCACCCAGATACAAATATATCTGCATGGCAATACCCAATGGAAATGAATTGGGAAGGCATACCACTCAAAGGTACTGCCGATGCTATGATACAGCCAGAGCCAGATAGCACAGCGCATGAAATGATTGAGTGCAAGCACACCCATGAGCGTAACAACATGGAAGCAGTGCTTCAACGATACATGCCACAGCTACAATTCTATATGTGGCTGGGCATAAAAGATGGCATCTATGTATCTGTTATATTCGGTAACAATAGATGGGAATGTGTATACGTTAAGAAGGATTGGGATTACATCAACAAGATGCAAGTCCATCTAGCTGAGTTCTGGAAGTGTGTGACCACAGACACAGAACCAGCATCAGCCCCAGCACCAACATCTATAGATAAGATTCCTGTTGATGGCATGGTGCGTAGAGATGCCAGTGGTGACAATGAGTTTATCTCTATGTGTCACGACTACATTAAGTTTGCTGACGAAGCCAAGACATTTGATAACGTCAAATCAAATCTCAAGGATATGGTCGGTGATAACGAGCGAGAAGTTTATTGTGAACTTCTCACAATCAAGCGTGATAAGCGTGGTGCTTTGCGCTTCACAGTAAAGGAGAACTAAGATGCAAGAATTATGTAAAGCTTTAATTAAGTTTCACAACTCAGGTGCCGCCGCGAAGAAGGGGGCTAACAATCCATTCTTCAAATCAAAGTATGCTTCACTAGAAGAAGTCATTGAGACTGTTCGAGCGGAGGCTGGGAAGTGTGGGCTTACATTCACACAGCTTGTGGACTTTGATGAAACGCATATGTTTGTAACTACAATACTTATGCATGAGTCAGGCGAGTCAGTCACAGGACGCACACCTATCCTGACTAAAGACAACACTGACCCACAGAAGATGGGATCAGGTATAACCTATGCTAAACGCTATGGATTACAATCAGCGTTTGGTCTGCCATCTGAAGATGATGATGGAAATTCAGCAAGTATGCCAACGCCAAAAGTAAGTGGCGGCAAGTCAACAACAGCAACCAAAGATGAAGGAGCATGGTAATGGCTGAAGAATATGACAACACAAACTCGGGGGCTTTCTTTACCCCCTTCCCCGAACAGAAGTTTATACTTCAAGGCAAGGTCGATGTGTTTGGACACGAACACAAGACCATCCTAACAACAGCAGAGAACAAAGATGGTTCAAAGCGTATTGATGTCTGGGCAAAAGTCGGTGCCGTGTTCCCCAACGACAAGGGTGACAACGACAAGAAGCCCGACTACACAGGCTCAGTACAGTATGCTGGGTTGATGGATGAACAGGGCAAGTTCGGCAAGATAAGGATTGCGGCATGGAAAAAACAAACTGAGGATGGCAAGAATTTTATGTCAGCCCAAGTGTCCATGCCTCAAACTCAGGTTGACAATCAACCACCAACAGATAATAATCCTAGCAAGGATGTTGTCATTGATGATGACATTCCCTTCTAGGATTAGTTGGGGGTTTGATTAGTTCTCCTTCCTCCAACAAGGGGCGAGTCGATGGGCTTGCCCCTTATTCTTTAGAGAACTAATCCACTCATATATTCTTTACCATTGTAGGTTAAAACTTCTTTGCGATTGCCTATAGTTTTGTAACTACAATGAACCCAACCAGTATTGCCACCAGTATAATACTCAAGAATAAGCTGGTCGAAATCCATTGTCTCCTCAATGTAGGTAGCTAACTTGTAGTTATCTACACCAGCCACCTCGAAGTCAGCCGCCTCGCCTTTAGCATGTTGAGAATGGATACTTGATCCGATAGCAACGCATAGCTCTGGACTACGATACCCACTGCTGGGGCTTATAGGCTTGCTGAAGTGCCATCTAATAGGCTCAAGTAGGTTGATACATAATTCTGTTAAAGCCTTTGTGTGTTCTTCTGAGGGCTGATTAGAGATACCTTTGCGTAATGCGGTCTGACTCTTAATCATTTCCTCTAAGCTAAAATTCTCTGATAACTGCATTACTTTTTCCTAAACCTATCTAATCCTTTTAAACCAAGACCAGCTAGGATGGTAACATACAATATGTTTTGATACCAATCAGGCAATTCAGCAATAACATCAAACCCACGTTTAGCTAAGTCAGGGTCTATCCATGCCATGACACAAGGGGCAAGCACAACGATAGTTATTATCTCATCTTTCCAACTAGACTTTGTAGACTCAGCCATAATAAGTTCCCACTTACTATCATGCTGTGCCGCAGTCTTTAGAATTTCAGACTTAGCTCGTTGCTTATCTACTTTACCTTCAAGAAAAGTCTGGGCTAAGTTGCCCACTACACCTAATAACTGTATCATTTTTTATTCTCATGCCCCATCCAGATGCCAAACGCGCCTGTCATAGCACCCATAACAACACTAACGAAAGCTGATTGTGAAGCAGTAGGCGCATCTAAATCCATAAACCATTCAGCGCAACGCCAACTCATCATGGTCATAACAAGCATCATGCCTCTAGGTAGAAGCGCGGCCTTGCGTGAGTAATCTAATATTCTATCTATCATAGACATAAGCCAACCAATAAAAGAATCCGATAATCGTACACACTAAAGCCAGACAAAGAACACTAATCAGTCCTACTTCGATCCAATGCTGTATTTTTTTCCGCCTGTCTTGCGCTCTTTTGAGACGAGCTTTCCTAGCTTCAGCTTGAAATCTTACCCAATCTCCCCAAAGTCCGGGTCGACCCGTGTATATCATCAGTTGTTTTAGTTCTTCTTCTTGTTGTTTAAGCTTTTCTAAATGCATAAATTCTTCTAGCTCACCGCCAGAAGCCAAGACACTTCTCTTTTTTTTCTCGCCTAATTTTCTTAGGTCTTCAGTAGCATTGACATAATCAGAAACCTTAGACCCGACATCCGCAATACTCTTGCCGTTCATCAGTGCTGTTTTAATTACAGCAAATGCAGCGTTAGCCGCCGCTAATTCGGCAAGCATAGCTAACCACGCAACACCATCGTGAGCAATAACACGATAGTTGTCCCAGCAGAACCAATCATAATATGCTCTATTCTTTTGATACGGATTATGGTTTCACGCCACCGTTCAGCACACACAGCTTCGTGTGTATCTATCTGTGACTTAACTGTTTGCGCTGTAGGCTTAGACATTAATCACCTACCAATGCGTTTTTCTTTGTGACACAAGAAGCTACAATAGCGGCGATAGCATCTTTAACTGTAGCGTCATCAGTTCGTAACGCTTGAAGCTCATCATCAATAGAATAGCTCTGCCTTATTTCCTCAACACATTCTTGGTTCAAAATTTTTGCTTGAGGGCTGTTAGCCTTAACCCAATTTTTATCTGCCGTAGTTGTAGTAGTGGCAAGATCATCATTAGATGAAGAACATGAAGATGCAAAATCTGCTTCTAACAAAGCATAACCATTGCCATCCTCATCATACCCATACCATTGTGGGGCTTCCAACTCACTGTCGTAACCATCAGGTTCAATGATTTCGCCAGTCCATTTATAAAGTGCTTGAGCCATATTACTTACCTCTAATTAAGTTGCATCCAAGATTCGATGTACTGGTCGCTAGACTCAATCTGTCCTTGAGCGTTGTAACCACGAACCAAGATAGTGCCATCACTCATAAAACAGAGTGAAGTTCCCTCTGAGTTATATGAATAGCCCATTGTTATAATAGCCTCGACACTTCTCTGAGTTTCCCCAACCCAGAAGTTAGTGGTCGTTGTTTCTGGTGTACTCATCGGACCAACATCTTGCCTAAAGTTAAGTATGTTAGTGTTGCCATGGTTGTTCTGATAATATGTAAAGCCTTGGCTGTAACCATTTACAAACAAATTACCAACACTATCTTCACAATAAATGTGACTTGTTGTTTGACCAAGGATACCAGACTGAGGCCAGATTTTTACAATGTCAGTTCTTGGGAAAGTAAGTGCAGTGCTAGTAGGCGCACTGTCAGCCGCAGTTGATGCCGTAGTGTTTGTGTAAAGCATAGTAGTGGATGGCTGAATTGGGCTTGATGAATTAGTTGTAGTGCCATTAGCTAATTGTGCATTACCATTATCACCCCATTGATATATCTCTCCATTAGGTGATGATGGAGTTCCACCAATAACTACGCCAACAAAGTCTCGGCTTTGACCGTGAGCATACATCCGTGAGTATGTAGTAGAACCGCCAATCCTTGAATAAGCATTTGCATTAGACGTTGAGCCAGTTCCCAAAGCGTTATTGCCACCATACCCAGATGAGTAAAGCTCTCCGCTTTCGTTTAGATAATAACTTGTTCCATAATAAGTCCAGCCACCAGAATAGTATTGGCAATTATTATTAATAATCTGATAAGCATTTGTTGCACCAGATATTTGTGTCCAAGTATTAACGGCAGTATTTTGTGCAGAAATACCAGCAAGATGACCGTTGGTATTGTAACCTGTGGCAAAAACATTCTTGCTTCCATCAATAGCCATAGCTGAATGATAGCCAATTTCAATGTGAGTTACGTCACTCATTGTAGTTATTAACTGAGGGCGGTTTTGGTTAGTTGAGTTACCATTGCCCAACATACCGTTTCTGTTGTGACCCCAAACAAACAGTCTGCCTTGTTCATCAATAGCGTAACAAGAATGTTCTTGACCAGAACCTTCGCCACCACCCATTGTCCAGAACCCACACAAACGAGTGCCAGTACCACCGTGAGTTCTTCCCTGACCAAACGCAGGAACGCGCACAAGGTTGTGCCGATCTAAAGTATCACCAACACCAAGCTGTCCATGACCATTGTAACCAGCCGCAAACAATCCGCCTTTGTTAGTCATTACATAAAGATTGTAATACTGATACCAAATGCGAACAAAGTATTCGCCATCTTCTAATCCACCAAACTCAGGAGATATATTAGTTGTAATGCCTCTGCGATGAGTGTTGCCACCAGAGTTACCCATCACACGATAACCATCTGTGCCAGATAGAATGACTTCATGGTTTTGATTTAGATATGCAAAGCCACGATACCCACCACCGTATCCTGTCAACTTATCTTGAAACATAAGAGGACTCATCTTTGGATTAGGTATACCGCTTTCGGGTATCCAGTTGTTTGCATAGTCAGCAAGCCAAGCCCTAGAGCCAGATGCCCCATAAGTGGTTGCCGCATTGTGATGAACAACTTGGTCATAGTTTGGCTTAAGATATTTTCTACCTGACAAAGCATCTAAAGGAGAAAATGTGACATCGCTACCTGATACTGTCAGAACCTCACCGTTGTTACCTCTGGCAAGACGAGTAGCATTACTGCCATCGTGAGTCATCAAGTCGCCTTGGGTTGTCAGGATGTTTGTGCCTTCAGCAACAATATCCCAATACACAGTGTTAGTTGAAGTTGGCTCATTAGTAGACCAGTAGCCAACACTAGCTGATGGTTGTTGCCCAGCAGTCGGTGTGACATTTATAAAGCGGTAAATAACTCCCCCATCACTAGCCAAGTCCCCAGAACTATAAACTGTAAGAGCGTTATAAGCAGAAGCAGTTTGATCAATCTTGGCAATCCATGAACTGCCATTGTAACTAACCGCATCATTCTGGCTGTAAGCTGTGGTGTTTACCCATGCGCTTTTCCATGTGAATCTGATTTTTCCAATATCTATCGTTGCCATTAGCTTCCCCTATGGAGTGTTAATTTGCAACACACCACTTGCAGAAATGGTAAATGTTACATTTGGAGATGAGAAAAAATAATTGTCATAATCATTTAAGTCGAATGAACCAGCTACACCTAACTCACTATGGTCAACCTTTAATGTGCCAGTAGAGCCATCAACATACAGACCATAGAACACACCGTTATTCTGTGCAGATGTAGCAAGTTGATAACCAGTTTCAGCAGGGTTTACTTCGAGAACTTTACCAGCCTCACCCACAAAATTAGTAGGAAGATTAGCCGCAGACAAAGTATTCGCGGCAGTTGTAGCTGATGTAGCCGCATTTGTTTCGCTTACAAGAGCCGCCGCCGCAGACGTTGCCGCATTAGTAGCCGCAGTATTAGCGGCAGTTTGATTTGCAACCACATTATTGAGCGTGGTAATGGCAGGACCCGCAATAGCATCGCCATCGGCATCGAATCCAAGCACATTACCAGCTCGGGAGGAAACAAGAGGAAGGTTTAGAGTAGCATCAGGGTCAGCAGGATTTAATTTAATAGACCTTGTAGACGCATCAGACAAATCACCAGCAATAGCAATCAATCTATCTAATTCTGTATTTAAAGCCTCAATGTTAAACACACCAGACAACGGAAAGTCTGTGGTTCTTTGAAGCGGAATGTCTCTAGTAATAACTACAGTGCTATTAGAGCCAACAGGTGCAACAGGAACAACAGTGCTAATAGTTCCAGTAGAACCATCGCCACCAGTTACAGTAAAATCTGCACCTAATGAAATTTGCACACCATTTAAGTAAACATCTAAGTCTTCTTGGTCGAAGAAAGAAAAAGTAACATTAAATAAAGACTGAGTATTACCGCTTGTTACGGTATACGAATCTCTAGGTGTGTTATTATTTAACGAAATAGCCATGCTCGAACCTTACTAGCCAAAAAAAATTCACGCAACGCACAATTTAGAACCTACTTCTGGACATAGCGTCACCAGTTGCAGACACCATACCCTTCAGAAACCACAGCCTCATAAATGGCAAATTCTCTAATATGTTCTTTGAGCCTTCACCAAAGTTGCCAGACATAAATTCCATTAAGCCGTTGCGAACAAGATCGTCTGCAATACTAACACCAGCACCACCGTAACCAGTTGCAACAGAACCATAGTCGCCTTCTTCTGGCGTAACTTTTGGATTAATAATCCCCATTCCCAAGTCGGGTCCACCTAATGCCGCAGATGTAGACATCGCTGTGTATAGCTGGTCAGTAAACAAAGCCAATAAACCTGATTGGTCTATAGACCTACCTAGTTTATCTTGCCAACTCATCTGTTCCCAATATCTTTGGCTACCTTCACTGTTAAATGGCTGGTTGTATTTAATGCTAAGAGACATATAGCCAAGCCCAACAGACAATGCCATTGCAGTAAATCTATTACGCACCTGTCCTTGAGCATACGCGGCAGTAATTTTGTTAGCCGCCGCAAAGCTGTATGACATAAACTGAAACGGCATACCCATTAAACCATTTTCAATTCGAGCATAGCCTCGAACCTTTGGGTCTTCTTTCATACCTAACTTACCAGCAACCCTCATAGGTATATGGAATATGCCATCAACAAGAACTGGTTTATCTGCTGGTGTACCCATAAGAATTGTATTCATAATACCACTATTTAAAGAACCCCTGACATCATCCCTTAATTGTGTAAACACAGCATCAGTAGGCCATTTCTCAGTATTTAAAAGCCAGACACCAGAACCATCGGGTCTGGAGTTTTCGATAATGTTCATGTCAACAAGCTGTTTAATTTGTTTTGCTTGGTCACTGCCGATATTGTACCGACTCATGTACCCCAAATCTAAATCTGACAACTTGCCGTTTGGATCTGCGCGTCTTAAAGCCATATCAACAATGGTGTGTGCGCGACACATGCTGTCCATTTGCTTAAACACTCTTGTAAATGGAGCTAACAAATTCAGCATATAGAACACGTTCTTAGCTTCGTCTGCCGTTTTGTCGTAAAAGTTTTTGCTAAAGACATCATTAGATAATTCTTCAGTCACACGCATATGAGAAGAACCGTTAATGATATCCATTATTTCACCAGCTATTCTTCCCTCGTAAGCGTTCATGCGAACCCTCTGGTCGCCTATAACATCTGTCAGCACCTTCATAATAGTGCCAAGTTCATGCTCCATTACAATCTTAGCCATGTCTGGCAAAGTAGAGAACCCAGCAGAACCTAAGTAATTAAGCTGTGCGGCATCACGCATAACAGTTGCTAGTTTGTTACTCCATGTATCAGGCTCACGGAAAACAGTACCAACAACCCTGTCATACATAATAATAAAATCTTTGCGAACAGCGTTGATTTCATTAGTACTTTTACCAGCCGCCATCATCTCATCTTCGATGTCTTCTAAGACTTCATCTAATGACTTTGAGTTAAACTTCTTAGCGTACTCATATCGAGGAGCAACACGATTAGTGTATGCTTTCATAACAACAATAGGGTCGTTCTGAATAAAATCAAAAACTAAGCTATTAGGTATATCTAGTTCTCTGTGCTTGAAATGCTTAGACTTTCCCATGCCAAAGAAAGACACAGGCTCGGCAGTTAAATCGTCTAAACCTAAAATCTTATCAACAGTATCTTCTGCTCTCTTGCGTATATCTCTAGGATTCGGAGACATATCTGTTTCTTGATACTTACCTTGTTTATCACGACTTACAATCTTAGGATTACGCTCGTACCAGTTCTGTAGTATTTGAGTAAACTTTTCTTTATTAGCTATGATAGCATCTCTATCCCAATATCTAGGAAACATATCTTCTGCATCTGGCGCAAGCCTTGAAACATCAGTCAAACCATCAAGCGTTGTAGTAAGCTCATCAATTTCTTTTGTGTATCTATAAGTACGTTCTTCAAGAGCAACAAGATAAGCACGTTGACGCGGAGTTAATGTCTTGCTTTTCTTACCAGTCTTAAATTCGTTTATTTCTTTAGTTAATTTTTTTAAGAGATTTAATTGATTTACAGTCAAACCTTTAACTTGTTCTTCATCTATTAACTTCTGAACAATTTTAACTTTCTTAGAGATTTGATTGTTAATGTAATCTGTATTCTTGCCTTCCTTTGCGCGTAGTTCATCGCGTATCTTTACTGCTTCAGCAAGCCTACGTTCTTTAAATATCTTAGAGTTTTCAAAAAACTTTCGAGTTCCAATCAACCCAACGTCTTCTAATCTCTCGCCCCATTTTTTATAAAAGTCTCGCAACACTTGAATAGATTCATTCTCTAAATCTGTTGCGCCTTTTTCACCCATGATATATTTGCGATTAACTTCTTTAGCAAAATCATCAAAACCTCTTGGGCGAGTATCTGCAATTCTGCCAATAGGAGTTTTAATACCAGCAAAATCTGCAATAGTACCGTTGCCTTTTTTACTTAATCTAGCAAAATTACTAATAAGAGCGTCCATAACTTGAACGTATTCGCCCTCACGAACCTTTGCCATTACATAAGCAGAATGTCCATTTGTAAGGCCAATCTTATTTAGGTTCATATACTGAGCATTATCACCAAACGCATCTACAAATTTCTTTTTAATTGTAGTTGGTATGTTTCCTTGCAGGGTAGCCTTCATTGGAGTGGGAACAAGATTGTTGTATATCCAACTATTAGTGAACCAGCTATCCGCTAGACGATAAGGATCGTCTATAGCTTGCTCAAAGTTTCTTACAGACTCCATTCTTCTGAAGATTTTTTCTTGCTTTAAATCAATTAAGTCAGCTTCGGCTCTTGCCTTTGCTTTCTCAAGGTTGTCTAAGTCTTGTTGCTTAATAGGTGTTTGCTTGCCAGTACGGTCAAAGTCTTTTTTAGTAAGTACTTCGTACTTTCCTTTAGGAATAATAATATCAGCATCAGTATAAACAACGCTCTCGCCCATAGCTTCTTCTTTTCTAGGAGGCAAAGCATCTTTATCAATAACAAAAATTACACCATCTTTGTTATCAGATGGGTCGCGTGAATAGTTATCGCGTCTGTAGGTGTAGTTTCTAGCAACCTCAAATGTTTCTCCAAAAGAAACACCATTGCCCCTTTGAGCATCAAAGTCACCAACACTAGGACGCAACACAAGCTCACCACGTTTATTAATAAAAGATTCCATCGTAGGCTTTGGAGACTCAGCATCAACTACACCTTTTTTATTAGATAGATTTGTGCCGTGATATACTTTAGTTGAACCTTCTTGTTCTGTTTTTAATGCAACATCGTCTAGTTTTTGTGGGGTTTTATTTAACCTAGCTTTAACTCTGTCTATTCTTTTTTGTATATCGTTAATAAACTTAGGCAAAGTTTTAGCTTCGACCTCTAACGTCTGCTCATCAACAGTTCCAAACTTTCTTTCTTCTGGCTTGCCTAACTTAGCCGCATCATCTTGAGTCACAGTCTTTGTGACCTCAATCATTTCTTCGATGTCTTTAGTAGTTTGTAATTCAACTTTAGCTTTTCTTGCGGCTGGTATAGAAACCAAACCACCTATCAAACCACCAGTTACAAAAGCCGCGCCAACATTTAAAGCAGATTCTTCAACAGTAGCTAACGGATCAAAAGGATATTTGATAGCCTCTTGACCAGCTTGCAATGTGGCAACACCTACACCAGTACGCAATGCGCCTCTTGTCATTACCCCTGCCGCAGTTGCTCTTGCCCCTGCCGCAAAAATACCAGCACCACCAAAAGGCAATGCTAATAAGTTAATAGGGTCAAAGACCCCAGCTACTACATTCTGAACAAAACCAGCGTCAGCCATAATTTTTCTTCTGTCAGAAGATTCTCTAATTTGACGCTTAAGAGATTCCATGTGGTCAGAATTACGAGCCTCAATCAAAGTACTGGCAAATTGTTCATACCCTTCCATGTTGTTAATAGGGTCAAAGTCTTTATCAAATCTATTGCCATAACGCACCTTATCGCCAACATACTCAATAATAGGGTCATAGGTATAACCAAGATTCGCACCAACAACATCTAAGAAACCAGTCTGAGAAGTGCTTACATCTGTCTCAACATCAGCTTTGAGAGGGCTTTGATTAAAACCAAATGGGTCTACGACTAACGCATTGTTGCTCATAGGTTTCCTCTGCGCCTGTTATTCAAATCTATTTCGTCTTGAGTTAAATAATCTTCTGCGCGAACTGGTTCTAAACTATTTCTTAAATCTCTTTGAGGGCGAACCATAAGAGGGTTAGCAGTTTTATTGCCTTGGTCATCCTCTGTCATGCGGAACAAAGGTACTAATTTGTTTTTAACAATTCCCATAACGCGATACATAACTTGATTGTTAGAATATCTAATAGGAACAAGAACAGCTTTTCTATCTACTCCATCATCAGAAGTGGCTAACTCTCTTTCTTTAGCTATAGCTTCTGCTTTTCGAGTTTGCCTCATTAACATTGTGCTTTGAGGGTTTACAAAAAATGCCGCGCCTTCTCCTATGTCTTGGAAGAAAGTGCTTTCTGCCCTTTGATTGTACTCAACATCTTTTGACAAAAGAAAAGTACCAGACTCGCCACTAGCGGTAAACACTGTGCCAGTACCTAGAAGTTGGTCAACACTATCTACAAAACCTTCTACATTAGCTTCACCAACAGTAGCTCTCAAAGAAGCCCTAGACCTATTGCCGTAGCCAGATGAATAATCAACAACAAACCCTTCAGTCGGTAAGAATTGACTGTTGTAAAAATCATCTAGTTTTTTATCTAATGTGTGAAACGTCATGCCGTTTTCAATCATTGTCTCGGCATAAGGCAAAAGCTGAGTCACAACATTTAAGTTGCCCTCAAAGTTATCTATTAAATAATCTTTTACACTGTAGCTTTCGTTGTCTTCCTTATCTAAAGCTTCCTTCATATTCTTTTGGAATACAGTTTTGTTTAAGTCTTTCGCCACATCATCGACTTCATTAACTCTTGTAACAGCACTAGCCGCGTCAATGTTTTCCACATCCATTATTGATAAGACAGTATCTAATTTAGCCATTGTCTTTGAATCTATAGCTGTGCCACCTTCAGCTATAGCTAAATGATTAATGCTATAACCAGTCATGCTAGAAACTGCGTTTCGATTGTTAGCGTAATGTTGCATTGCTACATTAGCTTGCCCTGCTGATAACTGACCATTAGCAAGTTTGTTTATAGTATTAGAAAAAACTTCTGGAATTGCGTGAAGATTTCTTATCTGACGATAAACTTCCTTTGTGCCTGTTGGCATATTTTCACTAGGCAAATTATCTTCTTTAGTGAAATAATTAATATCATTGTCAGTTGCATTACTAGCTTTTTGATTGATGTAAGTCTTTTGATCGCCAACAGTTGACCCATATGAAGTGCTTCCAAATGCACCATTCTCAACAACTTGACCAGCGTTTTGACCACGCAATAAATCAGCGTCTTGGTTTTCTTCACTCTTTAAAGTGCTTATTGTTGCTTTAATATCATTAGCAACACCCTGCAAAGCATTAGGGGATTTCTTGTTTGCCATCTCTAGCATAATTGAAAGCTGTTCTCTGTGTGACTCTGGCACACCAGACATATTGCCGCCGCTAGTTTTGATTGCCATATGTATGCCTCGAAGTGAACGGCTGTTTAATTCAACAACCTCTCCTTCAGCATTTTTCATAACGCTACTACCATTACGCAAACCATCTATAAAGCCGCCAAAAGTAGAATCAATTACATTAGTTAAAGCAGTTACCCTAACTGTTGAAGTAATTTTTTTATTATCTGGGTCAATGTTATCAACATAATCAAAACCTTTTTGCAAAGTATCTGCAAAGTAAGTAGTGCTTCCGTTGTTATTTGTTGCAGAACCTTTAGCGCGAATATTACCACTGTTTATTTCTTCAGCCGCGCCAGTAAGAACATCTAAAGAAGCTTGAGATGCGGCGGAGGCATCTTCTTCAGCTTTAATTCTTTCAGCTTCAGCACTAAATTTAGAAGCATCAACTCCTTTAGAATTAAACCAAGAACTAAAGGCTTGCTCATCAGTGCCTCTAATATACATCTTATGTTTAAGCAAAGAGTCTAAGCTTGGCTTGATTCCGTTAATAAATTCTTCTTTGCCACTAACAATCTTTCCTTGATTAAGATAAGTCTCTACAGCAATTAAATCAGTTTGATCCATATTAGTAATGTCAGGCAAAATCTGATTAAGAAATTGCGAAGTCTTAATCCTACGACTGCCATCTAATTTAGTTTTAGATTCATCAATCTCTCTGTTTCCATACAGAGCATTTGCTACTTTTTGCCTATCGTCTAATTGCTTTCTTGCTTGGACAACAGAATCTACATTGAACGCACCAACTAAATCATCGCTATTTTCATAATCATCAGACCAAATGTTAGCACTAAGATTGTTAGAAGGGATGCTGTTGATTCTATTCTTTTCTTTTACGGCATCATCAGCAGTCTTTAGTATGCTTTCAGAAGAACCGTTTTGATTAAAGTAAGTAGTAAAAGCCCCCATATCTTTATCGGGTTTATATCCTTGGCTATCAATAATAGCTTGAATTGCGGCTTTTTGATTGTCGTTCATCCATGCTGGAAATTCTTTTTTAGATACAAGAGCCTGTTTAACATTAACCCATTTAGCGGCAGACATATCTTTACCAAATACTTTGGTCAATAACTCCATAGAGTTTAGCTGTCTGTAAGCATCTAATTCATCAACGTCTGATTCTTTAATCTGCCTTTCTTGTGCCATACCAGTTCTTTTCGCCCTCTCTGCTGAAAGGACTTCTTGGTTGGCAATAAAGGTTTCAATGGGATTGTTGGCATTTCGCAACGATGGCAAGTTTGTTGACAGAAAGTTTTCAGTAAACTTGTTCATACTAGGAACGTGGATTGTGCTGTAGTTCTCTGTCTTTGCTATAGACTCTTGTTGCAACTGCTCAGTTTGAATTGCATTTTTATCTGAGATGTAACTGTCAAGCCAAGTAGTTAGCTCTTTAGTATCTGTGCCAACAACAAACTTTGAGTTCCGATTAGATGAACCGCTTTTCAAAACTTGTGTAACAGCCGCTTGCAACTCAGCAGTTTGAGTTTCATTTTGGCCTTCAATTTTTGAAGTAGTAACTCCATTGGAGTTAATGGCAGATTTAATCTGCCTCATAGTTACTATGCCCAAGTCATTAAAGTTTGGAATCTTTGATAAGAAAATAGATTTTTGCCTAGTGTGTCTTAAAGACTGCAATTCATTTTCGTATGCTTCGCCAACTAGAAGATTGGAATCACGCGCATCTTCTATCAAACCAAGCTGAGATTCAAACATTTCGTTGATCTCATTTGGCTTTGCACCAGCAAAAGCAGAGTCGAGTATGTCACCATTTTGCGATTGAAGTATTTTTAGAACGTCTGTTCTATCTTCGTCTAACTGTCTAGCTACACGCTTTTCTTCTAGGTTAAGACCAGTAGAAGCTAAGTATTCAGAGCCAACAGATTCAATGTACCCCTTATATTTTCCAATAGCCAAGCCATGCATATTGTCAATATAATCGCCAAAGGTAGTCTTAAATTCTTCAACACCTTTGTCACTGCCTTGATATTTTAAAGCAAGAGTAGCCGCTTTCGTTTTTATTTCTTGGTTAATTGATTCTTGGAAACGCTTATCAATAACAGATTCGTAAGCGTCTTGAGCGATAGAACCGAAACCAGTAGGCAATAAAGACATCGCCTCTGGCTTGCCTGTCTCTGGATTGATGGTTCTTATCTGTTCTCGCTCTAATTGTTCAGCAACCTCTATACCCTTCTTACGAGCCTCTACAGCCGCCATCTTGTAAGCTTGGTTAGTTAGCTGGTTAGCAGACTCATAAGCCCCTCTCCACGCTTGTACGGCGGCGGTAGGCGCACGAACAACGCCTATGCTAGTATTCCGAAACGATACTCTTTCTTTAATTACACCAGCCATTACGCTATCGCCATAGTTTCGTACATCTTGCCCATGCCTCCTACAAGAGACATCATAGCTTTATTTCTAGCACTCTTAGCTTGCACAGCACCTTCGTATCTAGCAACTTTCCCAGATAACTCTAAGCTTTCACTTTTCATAAATCCTTGGAAACTAATACGACTAGCATCTCTGAAAGCTGTTTCTTTTTGTTTATCTAAGAAAGCTTGAAAAGATGAATCTGATGTATCTCTGCCAAGGAAAGAACGAAACGCTTCATTAGTAGCAGTGGCAGAATCAAATTGATTTATTCTATCAACATGCATCTGCTCTGATTCAATCATAGAATTAATCTGCTCTTGCTGATATTGCTGTTCTTTGAACTTGCCCATATCATTAGCGGCACTGCCCTCTTGCATTGCAGAGTAAACAGAAATACCTGTGCCAATAGCTTGCATTGCCATCATAAAACTCATTAGAACGATACCTCCGCAATTAGTCCATTAACCTCTAGCTTTAATGGATAGTTTTGTGAAATTTTAATTGAAGGGTCTTTATCATAACCCAAGAACCTAAATTCTTTTTTACCAGTAGCGGCTGTTCTTTCATTGCTAAAGTCATCAGTCACTTGCCTGAGTATAAGACTGTCGTTGTTTATTTTAATTGAATATGTATCAAGCACATCAACAACAACTTTATAAATACTTCTCGGTTGTCCTGTTAGTGGACCACCTTGGATAATGCCATCAATAGGCATTGTCTCTGCATTTACATTAAATTTGTATCCTACTTCTACATTTGTTAATGCGTTATTTATTTTTGTTAAATCAAGAATCGCACCAGTTGCAGACACAGTAACACTAGAACTAGCAATAGTTGTGGTCACGCCTCCGAATGAAGCCTCTGCATATATGTTTGCATTATCACCTTGCAAAGAATCAAAAGTAATTGTGAACGTACTATTGCCGCCGCCAACAGAAACCTCAACTGGCTGTTCGGTAAATGCCGTTCCGTTACCTTTATAAAATGTAACAACAGACAAAGATGTAGCTGTAATCTGTGCTGTAGCGGCTGGGTCTTTAACCATTACATTCCCATAGTAATCCGATCCTTCAACAACATCTACCATAGAGCCATCAACAAAGTAATCTGAAACATCAAACACACCAGCAGTGCCAGTGTATGAGTTAGAGAAGTCTAAGTTGAACGTAGGCTCGAACTCAAGGAGATAGAACCTATCAACGCCATCACCTTTATCAAATACCATAACAACAAACACTCTATCATCAATAGTGACCACAGAATGAAACTTGCCTGTCGATGTAAACTCTGTCCAACCAGCGCGTTTCTCGCCTCGGTTAGAAGCAAACAAAGCCATAGTGCCATCTAAGTTTACTGCAAACATAAATGTCTCTGGCCTGTTTAAAGCACCATTCAATACAGACATTTGAATAGGAGATTTAATGAGGTGAGGCGACAACGTAGAAACTGCGGAACTAACATATGCCGCCTCTGCGTCAGAGAATAGATATTCCCTAACGACTGAGCCGTTCTTTTGAATATAGATAGTCGCGCCATCATAAGATAATGGTCGAACAAAACTAGAGCCAAAAGGTGTCTGTCTTTTAATCTGAGCGTTTGTTGCAGTAATAGGTTCGTTCAATAGTGACGGAATATAAAACTCAGATGTTGAAGTGAATATCTGCAAATCACGGTTTGAAACAATATGGCGTATTGCGTTAATCTCACCAATACTTGCAGTTAAGTCTAACGCATCATTATCTTCAGCATCGCCAACATCGAAGTTAAAGTATTCGCTAGAGCGACTAGCCCATATACCATCAGGCTGTCCGACAGTACCACCAAACCACAATCTATTCTCATGGAAGGTAACTGCCGCAGGAAAGCCACGATAAGAACTATATGATTGTTCTTTCCAGTTAATAGTGGGCGCATGAGTTGTTATTCTTGGCGCACCACCACCGTCTACAGAAGCGTTAGCATTTGTTCCTGCGGTTATGAAGTAATGGTTTGCGTCAATAACTTCTTGCACGTTCCTAGTACCGTTAATATTACCAGCAGTAATACCAGCAATAGAACCAGCCCTAGATATCTCTATTGTGTCGCCAACTTTTAAACCATGCTCAATATGAGTAACTTCAAGATCGGCAGTGCCATCAACACTTCTAAAAGCGTCAATGTCTAAATCAATTTGGATTGTTCCAAATATATCACCAGTAGCTTGAGTTGCGCTTTGCACACTCTTAATCTCTATTTCAGTCTTGGCGTATTTTAAAACAACACCAATATGTTTTGAGTCTGGATAGTTGCCGCCAGTTTGCGTACCAGTTGTGTCAAAGTAATTAGAGCTTGTTGTTAGCGTAACCCCTGCGCCACTAGATGCTGATGGGTCAAGAGTAACGCCAGTTTCTTGAAAGCTATAGTATGGCTGGAAAGTTGTGTTGCCATCAGAGCTTGTCTCAAAGAGAAAAGAGCTAACCTCAAAGTCAGTTAAGCTAGTTCTTCTAAGCTCTCTTGTCTGAAAACTGTTATGACTAATAAACATTACATCGCCTGATTGTGCGTATGTAACTTCGTGCAAGATGCTGTCAGTGAATGGTAGCGCATCACCGTCAACATCTTGCGTGACAGTAGATACCAAACTAACAGCACCAGTAACAGGGCTTATTTGAAAACATCTAATCTTAGCGTTTTCTAAAGAAACTATATATCTCTCATCGTCAGAGAATATAAACGGCACAAGTCTATGTTGCTGAACCTTGTTGTTTAAATCAGGGACAGTATCAAATTCATATATAGATTTTGTGCCAAATCTTTTTAGGATGCCGCCTTCGTTTTTGATAAAGAAGTTCTCTAATCTTTGCGCGGCATTGATATAAACATTAGTGTCAGTTCTAGTGATAAGTGAAGGACTGACTTCGCCAAATTGAAAGTTGCTAAGTGGTACTCTTATTCTAGGCATTAGCTACGCCTTTCAGCAATAAACCTTGAGGTAGTCAACTTCCTTGTTGTCTGTTGCTGTGAGTCAAGATTCCTAGCTTTGATCATAGCCTTATCAGCTAAGTTCTGCATAAGGGTAGCCATAGAAGAATCTCTAGCTAATGAAGTCGCAAACACAATGGCGATAGAATATTCAACAGCAAGAGTGAAATATGAAGGCCAACGAGATTCGTCTGGTCTATAGGTATAGTCAGCTATAACTGTGTTAGTTGTGCTGGTATCACTAAAGACTTTATCACCATAGATAGCATACTCTATAGGCGAATCATTTACAGTGACCGCGTGTATCATTAAAGAATCAGTAGGTATCTGATGCGCGGCTGACCATCTGCCAGTAGGCGTGGCAGTAAGAAGGTTAAGAGCTTGCTGATTGGTAGCAAACCGCCACCTTGTATTTGTAAGAGCATTGCGAACAATGTCTTCATACATATTAACAGCAACAGTAGACTCAGTTGTTCCGTCACCAAAAGAAGTAATTGGCTGTGCGCCAATCAAGATTAACGCTCTCGAACAAATGTCTACGCCAGAGTTGGCGGTGGTGCTAGTTGTTGCCATGATAGGTTAGGGAGGGGTAAGTTAATACCTTGACCCCTCCCAATCCTTTAGTCAGCGTCAGCGACACTGATAGCAGTGCCGTCTGAAACGTCAACGATACCAGCCGCATTAGACAGAACAGTTACAATATTCACTGTAGGTGTTGCTGTGTCATACACGAACATAACGTCGCCAACATTAACCATGGTCGATGCGTCATTGAAGTAACCTTCAGTGTTCACATCAGCGATAGCGTCAGCAGAAGCGTACATCCAAACATTGTAGCCGCCCCCACCTGCCATACGAGTAAGACCAGAAGATGCATAAGCCATTTAAAAGTCTCCTCTTAGTTATCGTCTAGGACTTCATAGATGCCATTGTCATCAATGACAACAGAACCCATAGACATCATAGATGTTGCAAGGTGTGCCACACGCTCTGGAACATAGTTCAGTTCGGTGGTCACATCAGCGCCAATACCCAAACCAACAGAAGAAGTATGATAAGCAATGTTCTTCCCTGCGGTAATCGCAGATGTTGAAAAGATATTGAAGCCCAAGAATTGCTTCATGGTCATACCACCAGCATACGGAAGGTTTTGTTCCCCAACGTAATCTGATGAAGCAAATTCATTGATGTTAAACAAATCAGCGAATCCTGCTGGGTGCATCGCTAGATAACGCCCACCGTCCTCTGGAATGTTTCCTGCGCCAAATGTTTCAAACAGTGTCAACAGATTGGCTTTAGAAACAGCCGCACCAGTTGTACCAATTTGAGTAGCATTTGCACCAGCATCCATTGCAGTCACAAGAATTTCATCTGTCTTACGACCCAATGCAGCCGCCGCAGATTTTGCTACAGCTTGGCGTTCATCAATGTTGGTCTTGAGTTCATCCAATTTGTCGATGTACTCAGCCGCATAATAGTCAGCCATAGTCGCTTCGACATTGGTGTGATCCAATTCCATCGGTGTTACCATACCATTTCGTGATTTGGTAGAAGCAGAGCCAGTTCCGATTTTCTGGAAACGAACTGTGTTGCCGCGAACATTCGCAACAGTACGCACAGTATTCCGTAACTTTGAACCCATACGCTGATAAGCCATATGGACTTCGGACTCGAACTGCTTAATAAAGGCTTGGTCAATAGTATTAGCCATTACTAGCTCCTAAGTTAGAGTTTACAGTTGTATCGGTTGTCTGCTTTCTCTACTTCGGCACGATTGTCCTTGCGGGTCGCTCAGTGATACACAGGCCGTTGAGTGTAATATGCTTGACTTTTTTCATCTTTGCAACGCACAAATCGCAACATTTCGTAACCGTTTACATCTTCACGCTGTTCGTGGAAAACAAATCCACACCAAGATAACCACATAATTGTTTCGTCATGCCCTACTGGACATATGTTTTCAATGATGTCGTAGTCGCCTTGAAGCAAGGTAATGACCTCCTTACACTTGCGAACAAACGGTTTTGCATATGTGTTTATGCCTTCAGTGCCAAGCATCCACACACTGCCTCTGCCATCTTCAAGGGGAACAGTTCCACACATTGCAATACAAACATCGTCTTTTTTAATTGCGTAGGTGTAATGTCCTTCTATTTCAAAGACATGAGACAAAGCATCAAGGGGTGTGAAACCAAATATCTCACACTCCTTAATGTCGTTAGGTCTTAGATTATCATATATATCTAATACATCTTGCATTGTTGCATGATGCAAAGACAGTGGAGGTGAGTCCACTAAGCTAGTGGTAATCATCTGAATAATGTTTTCCAGCCTTCATCTACCTGACGAACAAACTCTTTTTCTCTACGAGCAGGGTCGTGATAGCGTGGGTCTAGCATCATTTGTTTCAAAGTATCTTCGTTTATACGACTAGCACTTTGAGTACTTCCACCACCAGTATCGTCTCTCACAGCTTGCATCATAGCCTCCAATGCAAAAATACCGTCTGCTGTTTCGCACATTCGCTCAATAGCAGGCATGGCATCTTCTGGAAAAAACTTATTAGCAAACAAACTAGCAGACTCAATACGAGCTTCAGCATTGTCACCAAGCCTATTATACTCAGCATCCATATCAGGCATACTGCCTGACTGAGCTTCAGCGTATATCTTAATCCCTTCTTCAAACTGCTCTTGACTAAAGCCGCTTTCAAAAGAATGTTCAGCCCACCAGTTGAGAAGCTCATTATCTGCAACAGCTTCTACATCTAAAACTTCTGGTATTTGATAATCACCAATAGATTCTGGCCTATCTGCATAAGCTTCAGACTCAAGCCCAGACATAATCTCGGCTTCAATATCTTCCCTAGAACTACCTAGCTTAGATTCCAAAGCATTATATGAAGACAATAAATCTTCTGGTGTTTTGAATTTTTCTGGCAACCAGCTATTGTCTTGTGCTACTTGCGCTACGACACGTTCTGGAACAGAGTCAGCCGCAGTCTCTATTACCTCTTGGGTATCTTCATCACTGTTCATTTTTCGCCCTATGACCTTGTTGTATGCGTTGCTCAATTAAGCCAACTAAGTATCGTTGACCCTCTAAGTGACGCAACTCAGCATCACTTACATTCGCGCCATTAACTAATTCAATAGTTATAGAACGCAAATACTTTAGAACCTCTGCACCAGTATCAGTGGTAAAGAGACTCGCAATATTAATATTGATTAAATCGTTTTCTACTTTGGATCGGCTAATACCATCAGTACCAATTACCTTAGTAAACTTAGCCTTGCTCTTGCTCACCACCAGTTACTACTCCATCAGGTTGCATTTGACCCTGCGCTTGAGCATACTGTTGAGCCATCTGTACTAGCTGTTTTCGTTCATTACCATCACGAACAAGCTGGTCAGGTACTCCAAATTTCTTCGCCAAGTATGCCGCAGTTTCTTCTGAGTCAATGAGAATGTTCATTATCTCAGGACCGAATCTCCCTTGAACAAGTTCTAGGAAACGAGCCACGGCAGTTATGTCTTGGTTAGCTTGCGCTTGAGCAAGTGGCGATATAGACTTAACCTTAACTTCCCTGCCGTTTACAGTTGGGATGTCAATCCTTCCCTGCTTCTTCAATATATAAACTACACGTTGCAACACAGGCTGTACTAGCTCTGCTTGCAATCTTCCAAAGGCAGAGCCAATACGTCTTGATAAATCAGACATACGTTCTGCAACTTCAGTAGCCGATGCTGGTGTTTTATTTGGATCGCCTAGCATATCGTTATACAACGCACGTTTAATATTCAAACGCATATCGTTAAGAACTAAGCTTGCCACATCAAAAGAACCAGCACTTGCTACTGGCTGTAACCCTAGAGAATTAGGGGCTTTTGGAATGATTGTTCCCGGAACGAGATTGATTGTATCGGGATTAATAACGCCATCATCATCCATTTGATAGATGCCAGAGATTGCCATCTGTGCATTTTCTAGGATGAGTTCGATTGTTAGATTGGTGGTTTTAATTGCACTAAGCGCATTAATAAGTGGACCACGCCCATAAATTTCACCAGCACACTTAGACCAACGGAAACAAACAAATGGGTTACTACCTACGCCGTTGAATGTTTTCTCGTCTATAACTTCCTTGCTAGTCATTTCGATAGCAAAGAACATATGCGCTTCTTGATTTATCTTTGAGTAATCACGACAGACTATCTCAAGAACTTTTGTTTTTTCTTCTGGGTATGTATTGATACGCCTTTGAACATTCTCACTAAACTTTGCTTTAGGGAACATGATAGGTAAGTCACTGTTGCGACAAGGACGTTCCCTAAACACATGGTCAATACGGTCATCAGGACCAGTATCCAAAACAACATGAGGCAAAGGGATTGCGCTAAACATGACAGGGTTGATTGAATCGCCTTCAATGACATTCAAGACTCCTGTGCCAACAGCTAAATCCATAAAGGATTCATGTACTTCTTGAGAGAAGTTAGAGTTTTGAATTACTTCAAAAACGTAATCCGTGACTTCATCAAGCGCATTGTTGACTTCATCTTTTTCATTAGCTTCAACTTCAGACCCAGCAGTGAAATCTGCCCACCTAGCAAAGTTCGGGACAAGACCCGATTGAAGTCTTGAAGCAAACTCTTGAACGCCAACGACCGCAGTTTCATCAAATATTTTTTCATCCCTGCGTTGCCCAATTCTTTCTGCATAAAAAGATTCTCGCATTGGTAAAGCATACTCATAGCACTCCTCGAACAAAGGAACAAAGTTTTCGCGTTGCGTCTTTGCTCGTTCATACTTACGAAGATACACTTCCGCAGTCTTGGTGTTACCAGCCGCGCTAGGAGAATACTCAGGGGTTTGAGAAATCATTATAGAAACTCGTTATAATAACCCATTCCGCCGCTTGAACCACTCAGTAATGACCTACGACCACTACCGCCTCTAGCTCTACGAACACCTTTTTCAAGTGTCTCTTGCTTACGCTCAGAACGCATAGCTTGATTTTCATCACGCTGTTGCTTTTGAGCCGCTTGCACAGATGGATCAGGCGTTGGTGGCGGTGGGGCTGATGGTCTTGAACCTACACACATTACACACTCCTTTAGTAAATTAATTAATTACTACCTATAACAAGCCACTAATGCAACGCACAATTTAAAAGCGTGACCAGATGCTTTGTTTAATTCTTTGTCTAGGTTTACGCTTAAATACATCAAAGTCAACTCTTGCGTTAAATGCCTTCAATGGTTTCTGTCCTGATATAAGCTGTCTTCCTTCACCAGCACCAAGCATTAAGTACTGTAATGCGTCATGCACATGAGAGAACATATTCTTATCAGGCTTTTCATCAAACCGTTCACCAGACACTTGCAATCTTTTATATGCGTATCCGCTTTGAAAGCCTTTGATTAATGTCTGGCAACGCCTATCAATCATAAAAGCTGGTTTGCCTTCTGCCATTTTAGTTAATGATTGACCAACAGCCTCTAGCCTCAAATCAACTGAATTACTAGGAGCAGGGGTTGCCTTTAACCCAGCACCACGCATTATTTGAAATGGTGTAGACTCATCTGTTTGTGCGCGGAAATCACCAGCAGGGTCGCCATAAATGTGTACTTCTTGGTTGTTAAACCTAGTGGCTATCTCTTGCCTGAGAACTTCAGAGAACCTAACAATACCCATGTCTATAGCTACAATCTCTGACTGTATTAACCATCGACCTCGAACCTTCTGACCAAACACAGCCGCAGGGGTAAGTCCAAAGTCAACGCCAATATAAACTGGCACACCATCAGCAATCGGAACTTCTTCTTTAGCTATGTGAGTATCAGATGAAAACTGCGGATACACTGGCTTTCCTTCTTGTATCATGCCAAGTCTGTTCATTACATAAACATCAATCCAGCTTTTAGTCTTACCTCTAATTAAATTGGGGTAATAAGTCTTCAGCATGTTTTCTGTATTCTCTGCTTTTGGATTTGGAATGTAATCTTCCAACTCATTCTTCTCAGAGAAAGTTTCAATCATGCCACACGGCTGTATATAGAAAGACCAGTTGTCAGGCTTAACAAGCATCTTTGCTTGCTCATGGTGGATGTGGTCAGGAACAGGAACTTCACCAGACATAATAGGCCACCAGTGGTCTTCCTCTGGCGCATTAGTATCAGCTATAACGCCAGACCAAGTCGGACCACCTTCACGCATAGAAGGGAAACGACCCACGCGCATAGTACACGCATCAATAATAGACTTAGGTATCTCCCTAGCCTCGTTGATCCAAATGCCAGTAAGCTCAAGGGAGAGTAGCTTCTTGACATCCTCTGGACGGTCAAGAGCTAGGAAGATAATTTCAAGCTCTAGGTCTTGTTTCTTTATCCAATGAGTATAGGGAACAGACCACATGAACTTGCCCCATTCATCTTCTGGAAACCAATCAAGCCATGTCTTGATAGTTGTTGTCCGAAGCTGGGGATTTGTATTTCTTATGATAGCCCAACGGCTTCTGCGAATACCGTTCTTATCTTTTTGTTGCTGTAAAGCTCTGCGGAATATTTCAACGCAACAGCCTACAGATTTTCCAGAACCGACAGGACCACGAATACCACGAAAGAAGTTATTGTCTTTCATAAAAGCTTTTAATACATCACCGTCTGGTCTGTACTTAAAGTTGGTCAACGTGTTTGTCCTTGCCAAATTTAATCATACGCTCAACTACATCAGGAGCAATGGCATCTATTAACTTGTCAGCTTCCCTATCGGTGCAAAATTCTTTCGGGTAGTGAGCAAAGTGTACCTTCTTCACCACAGTCCTAAGAATTTCTCGCTCCTCTACTTTAAGAGTGTGCATGAAACTCATTTAGATTTCCTATACTGCCTAACCTTATCCGCAATAGATTTAGGTTGTTTAGAAACTTGCTTGCCAGATTTTTTAGCTTTGCGTTTAGCCGCAGATGTTTTTGAGTATTCCTGAGAAGACAATGCTCTTATTGCCGCCTCTGGCAAGTAACGCTCACCAGTTGCTTTAGAACCTTGAGTAGAGTTCTTACCAGACTTGGTGCGCCACTTCTGTTTAGTCCACGCAACAAGAGACTTCTGAGACTTCTTCATTTATACCCACCGCCTTTAGCTTTGTAAGCTTTGGCAAGCATCTGAGCCTTACGCGCTGACCATTGACCAGCACCGCCGCCTTTAGTACCAGCCTTAATGCGATTAAATAAAGATTTACGCATAGAAGGCTTGGTGTAATTACCAGCTTCGTTGACTTTACTTTTTGCCATCTTTTGCTTTTTTCTTCTTAAGCATAGCGATAACTTCAGCTTTGCTCATTTTCTTTTTACCCTTCTTCTTGTCTTCTTCAGACGGACGACCTTTTTGAGAGCCGTATGTACCTTTACCCATTGGCATTTTTCTTTCTCCTTACTTTCTTCTTGGGGGCTTTGCCCCCTTTCCAAGCTTCATTAACTTCTGGTGTAGCTTTATCATCTGCAATAAAGCCACCATCATTATCCCTAGCACGTTCTGGCATAGGAAATAATTTCTCAGATTCCGCAGTTAAGGTCGGGCCAGTTTTGATTCTGCCATCAGGAAGAACCACAACCTCACCTGTGTAAACAGTGCCATCAGCTTTTTGATACTTCATGTGTAGTACCCCAACAAATTTTTAGGTTTAGAATCCTTTGGCGGTTTCTTCATCTTAACCGCTTCTGAATATTTTTTAAAAGCCTTTAGTGCGGTTTTCCGTTCACTGTCACGCTTCTTCTTGCGTGTGTTGAACTCTTTGCGTGTCTTATTAAAAGATTGGTTGATTAGACTTTTAACAACAGGAACAACAAACTCACTGCTGTTCATAATTTCATCGACAGCTTTCATCACTTCTTACCTTTCTTCTTAGAAGATGCATACCTCTTTAGCAAAGAACGACCCCTACGCACAGCAGATGCCTTATCACCACCATGCCCCCATGCCTCTAGCGAGAGCTTCAAACGAGTCTTGCGACCCTTCTCGTCTTTCAACGCCCCCTTCGCTGAACCCATGCGAACTAGGAAACTGCCCTTGCGTCTCTTTTGCTCTGGAGTCGAGGCCGCTTTCTTTACTGGAGCTTTGAGGTTTCCCTTCTTCCCAGACTTGGTGCGATAAGATGCGCGACCCTTTGCGTTCAATCCGCCTTTTGGATTCTTCCCTGCCTTGCGTGTCCATGCTGGTGATTTACTCATATTGAAAACTCGCCAATGCCATCGTTGTTTGTATCAGGCGCACTGCTCTTGCCGCTAGTCTGACTATCAAAAGCGTCTTGCATAGCATCTCTTATTCCTCCAATGCCTTGATCCCCTGCCTTTCCTTTGCCACCCTTTGAGCCAAAGTCTGGGCTGTGGTCGTCACCACCACCATTGTCTATTTGGATTGTTGGTCTGCGAATAAGAGATGCGCGGATACGAGCGTTCTTCGCTTTATTCTTTTCTGAGAGTTCATACTTAGACACAACGATTTCATTCGAGGTGTCTTGAAGCCATCTTGGTTTTGCTGGTGGCCTATAACCACCGCCGCCTCCGCCCATGCACATTACGGTTCTCCACTTAAAAAATTATTCACCACTAACAACAAAAGCTTTTTACGACTATCGCCATTATGAACCATCCCTTGCCAGTCGCCACCAACTTTTTTACACCCCCTCGGTCTAGGTCAGGTCTATGGAAACCTTAATTTCCCCTGCATGGAGATGCATATGTTTATCTGGGGCTTTGAATCCTGCCCTGTCAAGGATGTCTTTACTCGCTTCAAGCTGAACGTACTCGCTTTTGGCACCACGACTCAGTTGCATAAGCCTTGCCGCCGCACTCGTAGCATTGATACCGAGACTATCAGCCACCGCTTGCATCATGTACTGTTGCACATGAGGAAGCCGCAATGCCTTACTGGCTGTGACTCTGCCCGATTCGCCTTTGGCGTATCCAGCAGAGTGTGAAGCATCTTTGATGCTACAGCCAGTTGCTACGAGTGTATCAACCAACGAGCGTTGCTTTAGCGTGAGTTTAGTTGAAATAGAAGTCATAACCCCCCCTCTCATCCCCCCCTTTATGGATGGTGCTTGATGCGTTTGTCAACGCACAAAATGGTCGATAGGCGCAAGCCTAGGTCGACCCATTTTGAATCGCGCTTGACTAAGCATACAAGCGAATTGACGGACAGAGTACTGCAAGACTGAGCAACCCTGACGCTGACTAACTTGGCTGTTGACAGTCTTCCAAGTTCTGTCGCCT